ATCTTTAATAGTATTATAGTCACTGGTGGATCCATTAGCTCCATCCTCAATAACCATTACTTGATCATATCCAGTTCTTTCAATAATTTTTGTTTTAATTTCTAATTGCTTTTTCTCTTTTTGAATCCTACGAAGAAATGCGTAGTAAATAATTTGAGTAAAATAAGCAAATGGATTGGTAGATTTTTCTGGGTTAAAGTTATGTATGTATTGTACGCAATTTTCAATTCCATCGCCAATCATATCCTCTCGGAACATGTAATTGACAAAGTTTGGTTTATAAGAAAGATGTGTTGCAATCTTAAGAAAACAATCTCCTAAGTAATTACTAATAGCTGGAGGTTTAGTTCCATTCTCTTTAGCAAGTTTTGCTGCAATACGATATTCAACCATCGCATCTAACAATTCTTTATTATTTACATAATGTTCAGATCTTTTTTTAGGCATATCTATGCTAAGTTCGTATTACCATTATAGCACAGCTTGACAAACTATGCTTTTGTCTGTAGAATAACTTTGTCGAAGTTCAGAAGCACTGTATCTAAGCTTCAAAGCTTAAGCATGAGTTGCAATGCCTGCTTTAGGATCACACTCTAATTCCAGAAGCTGTTCAAGTTTTTCTTTAGCAGATTTAACGCTGCCTCTGTATCCCATTTTTTCAGATGGTTTTACTCTGCCACTAGATCTGGTGTTTATCCCCATCCTATCTTCAGATGCATCAATTATATAATTTGTATAATAATCAATCATTTCATTATCACTTTCAACTTCAGTCATTGTAATAACTTGTCTCTTATCAATAAAATAAAATTGATCATTAGGAACATGCATCCAAGGTTCAACTCTTATAAAAGAGCCTCTTGGCCCATGTATCGTTTCAATACAAACAGGGTCTTGTAAAATTAAAGTATCATCTTCAGAAGAAGTGATTGCAAAAATTTCTTCACCAGACACTAATTTAATACTTGCGTAAAAGTCATCGTTCATGCTTTTCTCTCAGGTTAATTGTTACCATATCATAATTAAATTTTTCTTCCTTGTAAATTTTAATTCTTTCAATGAGATGATTTAATGTGTAATTTCGCTTTGAACGAAAAGTGCAATCGTCAGCAATATCATAAAGTGTTGCGCTAAACTTGTTAGTACCCTTTCTGAGTACTCTACCAATAGATTGTAAATTTCTAATTCTTGACTTGGACGGAGAAGCAAAGATAACATTATGTAAGTTTTTAATGTTAATTCCAGTAGAGAAAGTTCCGTATGAGGCAACAATAATAGAGTTGGTTTCATTCTCGATGATTGAACGGGCTAGTTCTCTATCCTCAACATCTACTCCACCATGAATAAAGAAGACTTTTCGATCTTCTCCTATGTTTTTATTTATCATATCAAAAAGAACCCTCCCATGATCCTCAACTCTTGCGAAAAGAATTAAAGTATTACCCTTTAGATCTAAGCTTAAATTTTTGATAAATTTATTTCTCTTCTCATGAGAAATTAAATAATTAATTTCATCTAGATAAGAATCAAACACTCTTTCATCATGTTTTAGTAAAAGAATTTTTGCATTGAGCTTTGCAAGATATCCTTTATTCATCAACTCTTCTGTACGAACCAATTTATATGATGGTCCAAACAATCCTTCCAATACCCACTTATGAGTTTGTGTCCCATCTAGTGTGCCAGTAAAACCAAAACGATATTTTGCTTGATGCAACTTAGTCATAATATTAGTAAGAGACTTTGCCTTAAACAAATGTGCCTCATCACCAATTACAACACTGAAACGCTCAAAATAACTCTTCTCTAGTTTATAGATAGATTGCCATGTAGTAATGATAACGGGTGCATTAGATTCTCGTTCTTTACCTGCATATATTTTATGACAATATGAAGAAGCATCCCATCCATATTCCTCAAAGTCCTTATGCATCTGCTCTACCAGAGATGTCGTTGGAACAACTAGGAGGATATTTTGTTTGCGCTCTGTATAGTACCTCACGATTGAATAAATCATCAAAGATTTGCCGGAGGCTGTTGGGCTTATCACTAGCCTTCTATTGTGTCTTAGAGCATCGTATACTCCCTCTACTTGATAGTCACGAGGTTGACGATTGCAAATAGACGACATGTAATCTTTTATTCCTTCCTTAGATATGAATTCATTTTCTTCGTAGGGAGTTCCATAAAATTTATTATTTGTGAATTCAAATTCGTATCCATGCCTTTCACAAAAAGACACCAGTTTATCTAATAGCCCAACATACAATTCTCTAGTATGTGTTGAGAACAATCTAATTTTTCCATCCCAGTATCTTTTACGATACTGATTCATGTACTTAGCACCCTCAATATCAAATGAGAAGTGATCAGATAATTCTTGATAAACATGTGGCTCAGATTCAATCTTTAAAAAGACTTCATTCTTTTTGGATACGACTAGTTTAGTCATTAGTTATCCCGCACGAAAGTTGTGCCAATCAATAATATTTTTAATCAAATATCCTCTGTTGCTTACCTGTTTAATAATATCTTCTAGGTATGTCAACATGACATCATAGTATTTAATTTTTAAAGTTGCTGACTGAACTTTTTCATCAGCTAGCATATATCTTTGCACAGCATCTTTTTCCCTAACTTTATATGGAAAGGGATCTGTCTCATAAACCTTGGGATCGGCTTTACCAGTGTAATATAGATGACGATCTAACTTTATTTTATTTTCTAATGTGGTCGATCTTTCTCTCAATAACTTAATGTTATTATAGATGTCAAAATATTTTGCATGAAGAGATGGAATCTTTGCCGCTTCATCATGTAAATTGTCTTGATCAATCTGCGAGTCTTTCTCCCACATACTTTGTATAGTTTCAAGATCCATAAATTAAGTCGCAGCTTCAATAGTGTAGAACAGATACTTAAATGTCACTGTTGCTGTAAAGTATGTATAATCGGTTTCGGTGGCAGTAAATTCTAGAGAACTCAATGACACTGGGAACAAATCTCTAAATTTAACCCTAGCACTTACATTGAAATTACTATTCAAAATAGCCAGAGTACCATCACTGAATTGTTCTTTCATATCTTTAGATCCATCTGCAGATGTAATTAAAGTTTTAAACTCATCTACACTCTCTGGATATCCAAGACCATAGATCCAGTTATGAATTTCTAGATAATTTTCTAGATTCTCGTCTACAATAAATTGAAGTGTTAGATCTTCAAACTGAATGTTGTCTCCAGGAAGATCAATAGCTTTCAGATAATTACCAACCTTTACATTTCCCAATTGGATACCAGGAATTCTTGCACTGTTGGAGAAAAAATCTACCTTAGGTGTTTTTACAATATTGAATTTAAATCCTGTAGGTGACAAGTAATTCTTGTTCGTTATCTGCTTGCCGAGGAAGGACATTTTTATTTTTATTTTTATTTAGACAAAAAAAGAGACCCTTTCGGGTCTCTCACTTCCTTCACACGGAAACTATATTATATCACATAAGGACTTCCTTACAAATTCTTTTGCATTCTGGAGCACTTAGTGAACTGCATTCAATTAGACACTCGTAATAATCATTTAACCTTTCTTGTTCCTCTACGGCGAAATCGTCAACTGGGGTTTCTGTAATTTTCCATTCGTTAAGTTGAGCCATTGATAGTAGATTGTGCATTTAAATCACCTTGGTTATTGAATATAATATAGAGATCTCAGATCATGGTAGTAGTTAATTCTGTTACTATTTAGTCAGCGTATGCTAACTTAATGAAGTAAATTAAATATGCATAAAAAAAGAGACCCTTTCGGGTCTCAGTGTTAAGTATGTGAGATATAAATCACATGAGGTTCTTGACAACAGTACGCTGGTAGTAGCGGTTGCTGTTGGAGGTGATACGACCAAGACCTTGTGCAGTGCCTTCAGCGTAAGGGTTGGAGACAAGACCATAACGGGTCTTGAAGCCAATTTTGGGCTGGAAGCTGTTCTCACCAACGGCGCGAACCATCTGGAGGGGAACATAAGGACAGTAGAAGAGACCAGCGTCATAAGGGCTAGTACCCTTATAGCCGACAACATAGTACTGGTTAGCAGCAGAGTTAGCAGCGAAAGGATCGATGAAGACTCTGTACTTACCGTTGATAGTACCAGCGAAGGTGTTGCCAGTATCGTCAACCTGAAGGTTAGCGTTAAGAGCAGGGGTGTAATCAAGTACACCAGCCATCGTCAGAGCGGAAGCAACATCAGCAGATGTCATGATGATGTTACCCTTCCCTCTACGAGTTCTTTGGGCGATTCTGTTAGCATCTCTTTCGATGTTAAACAGAAGACCTTTGAACTTCTCAACTGACCAACGACCGTTGGAGTCAACATCGAGGTCAAAGAAACCAGCGTTGGCAACATTTGCCTGTGAACCAGCTTCAGCAGTCTTATAGATGGTACGAATAACTTCGCGGTTGATTTCAGCAAGGATTTCGCTAGACAGGATGTTAGCGAGTTCTGCTTCAGCGTTAAGACCGTGGATAGCACGAAGGTCTTGTGCCAATTCCATGCTGTACTCTGCTTTCAGAGCACGGGACTTAGCGGTGACCGTGACTTTCTCGATCGAGAATGCCATCTCGTTGAAGTCGCCATTGCTGCCGTCTCCGAGTGCCTCAGAGTCGCCAGTCGCCATACCTTGACCCAGTGAATACTGAGATTGTACAGCGTCGGAAGCAGTGCCTTCCAGGATTGCGGGGTTAGTACCGCGTTGAGTGCCGGTAGAACCGAAACCAACAGTACCGTCATCATCAACAGCAGAGGTGTAATCACCCTGAGTTGACTGACCAATGTTTGTGCCTGCCTTGTTAGCAGAGAATGCGGAATCAGGCTCGTTGAAGAACGACTCAGTACCAGACTGATTGGTGTAGCGTGAACGCATTGCGAAGATCAGTCCAGTAGGACCGTTCATCGGCTGAACGCCAGCGAGTTCATAAGCAACCAGATTCGGCATTGAGCGGCGAATCAGGCTGATCAGAACGGGATCGAAACCAGCAGTAGGACCAGCAGCAGCAGAACCGCCACTGAAAGCACCAGAGGCACCTACAGCGTTACCGCTGTTAGTAGGAGCAGCTTCTGAGAGCATACCGTTGCCGCTTTCAAAAGCAGATTGCTCTTTGAGGAAACGCTCTTGGTTCTCAAGGAGAACAGCAGTTGTAGCACGGCGATGTGAGTCCTTAATAGGATCAACGCCTTCGGCGTCGAGAAGTGGACCCCACTTCTCCATTAATGATTCTTGATTGTACATTAGATTTAGTGTTTAAATTTGCGGACTTGTTTACTTCATCCCAAGGGCTTTCAAATACTGGGTCATTGAAGCAGATGCCTCAACTCCAGTCTCTGAGGTCACGCCCTCAGACAGTGTTTCCACTTTATTAGAAGATGACTTTTGCTCACTAGGGAAATAGGATTCTCTTAGTGTAACCAACTTCTCACGATAAGATTCTTCACCCTCAAACTCAACACCTTCAGACAGTGCGACCAGTTTCTCTCTTTGTGTAACAGCAAGACCCTCGGTTACTTCACGGAAAATTCCATCAGCTGTAGATTCGCCAAGGCGCTTGTTAAGAGAAATGTTAGCTTCGATCTGTTCGTTAAGTCTGCCTTCCATTTCATCTAGTTTGGAGACCATACTCTCCAAAACATCATATTTGTCGTCAGCGATTGTTACATAATGATCTTCAAATAGACCCTTCATTCCAGAAAGGAATGATTCAGTCATTTCGGTCTTAAGACCGTGCTCTACTTCGATCTTGTTCTCGGAGATCCACTCTTCTGAAACATACTCAAGGTATGCGTCAACGCGCTCTACAAGTTCAGACTTTACAGTCTCAAGATGCTCAGTCAAAGATGCTTCGTATTGTGCAGCCATTTCTTCTTGAACTTCAGTTACTTTAGCAGTAACTACAGCCTCAAAAATAGTGCGTGCTTTTACTTGAAACTCTTCAGAAAGTTCTTCACCACCAAAAAGGGCAGTAAGATCTTCTTCAATATCAACAGCAGGAGCTGCTGCTTCAGTGGACTCATCTTCGGCTACAACCTCTTGCTCACCTTCTACTTCGGCGGTATCGCCAGCAGAAAGACTTTGCATAGGCTCAGCAGCTTTAGCGCCACGAGTTACGACATCTTTAACAGTTTTAACTTTGGGTTCTGCGAGTTTCGCGGAATCATCGTCGGCTTTGTAGTTCTCGGGGGTAGGACCACCAAGATCTTGAACAGCAGCCAAACCAGTTCCAGGATCAGACAACTTAGGCATAGCCTCAGCAGCTTTCGCACCCCTTGTTACGGGATTTTCCATTTCTTGTAATTCCTTAGCGGACATTGGTGAACTCTCCGATTAGATCGATTTCTTAGATATAATCTATATTTATTTATAAATCAAAGACTTGACAGGAACTTGTTGAACAATGCCAACTTATTCTCCTGCAGTGATCTTTCATCTACTAGGGTATTAATTTGCTTATATGTCTTCTCCACGAGTTTTTCGCGGACAATGCTACCATCCATTACCCAGTCTTTTCCTTCCATAATTCCTGATACAAATGCATCAGGTGCGGAGGGGTCTGCTACAATATCAGCAGCAGTTGCAAGCATAAAATCGTTAGAAACGATCTTAATACCATTCTCATTTACTGCTAAAGTTCCAAGACCACGGGAAGAAACTCCCAACTTGACACCTTCATCGATAAGATTTTGTGCAATCTTACCCATAGGGGTGTTGAGAATTTTAGCCTTACCTACAAAATTAGTTCCCTCTTCTCTGAGAGATGTAATTTTATGAGATACGCGATCCAGGTTGAGGGTAGGTCCTTCAGGATGTCCAAGTTCTCCAAGAGCTCTGCCTTTACCGACAAAACTTTCGTTGTAACGACTGACTTCCCTGCGGAGAGTTTCCATAGGATACATCCGACCATTACGGTTCTGGATGTCACCCTGTAGGAAAACTCCCTCAATATACATTGATTTCACGCCCTTGCGCTCTTCAACGATAACTTCAACCTGTTCGATTTCTTCCGTGATAAGTTTCATAGTGAAAAAGTGACTTT